ATATCTTTATCAGCATTTGGAAATGATGATGTACCAGTGGGACGAGATCCACCTTGTATGTCTTGATTTGTTTCATTAGGATTTGCTTCTATAGAATTCTTTCCAAATGATTTGAAACCTATTGTGTTTATTAATCTGGTGTGATTTGCTTTTGATTGAGGATCATTAAGTTGCACTGAATCCCTTGCTAATGCTATGGTTGCTGCTTTTGTATTTTTGAGAACAGTGTCAAACTGTGCAGCATTTTGACCAGTAAACATTGCATCAAAGTCAGCTTTTGATCCTATACTAACTTGATTTCCATCAGGATTGTAATTATATAATTCCGTTCCAAAACCTTCTAGCAAACCATTGTCTTCATAGACAGTATGTGTGCCATTTGCTTTATTTGTTATGACTATTGCATTTACATTTGTCTGAACAGTTCCAACCAATTTCTTGATATTAAAATCACCCCTATATTCATTGGAGTCATCTTGAACTGACCATCCTGTGGTATCTTGTGACATATATACCCAGTTTTTAGATATTTATCTTAAAATTTTGATAAGGAATAGAACGCAAGTCATTCATCTCTAATGGATAAGCAACATGTAAGAATCCTACTACCTCATTCCATGTATAATTCCTAAATTCACCACCCCAATGATAGTTAATACCTCTAAATCCCCATTGGAAAACAGCAACACAGGCAATCAAAGGAAACTGATCATATCTAATACGAGGTGTCTTAGGTGAATATATGAAAGTATAATACTTTCCTACATCTGGTATGATTTCAGTATCAGTCAGAACTTCAGTGATGGCAAGCATCATATCATCTGAATCACCCATATCAATAATATCACTAACCAGATTCTCTAATCTATTTACGGTTTCCATAGAGCTGATCTTCTGTGATGATTTTAAATTCTAAACTATTATCCTTACAAAATTCTCTAGCATACTTCCACTTTGCCTGATTGACAGCATAATTTTTCATTTCAGTAATATATGTTTTAGTAACTCTAGATCTTCTTTTGGGTTCAATAGTTTGCTTCTTAGGTTTGATCTCAATGACATATTTTTTCAATTTACCATTTGATTCCTTAACTTTGATCAAGAAGTCAGGATAATATCTATGTCTCCTATTATCTATGGGAGAAATATAAGGAATTGAGAATTCCTCAGATGCCCATGTAACAATATTGTCATTTGTATCACAGTAATTACAGAATGTTCTCTCCCAATTACTCCTACAAACTATGTTAGATGAGTCTCCAACATACTTTTTAGGGTTTCTGGGTCTAAAGATACTTTTATAACTACGTGCCATCTCACCTACATAGTAATAGTAATTAAAATTATTTATAGATGGGAAACGTAAGACCCAGACCCTATAAAACCTCAGAACTAAAGTCTAGGATAACTAATCTTGCTCAAACTTCTGTTTATCAAATCAAAATTCAACCTCCAACAGGTTTATTTTCTTTGTTAAAGGAAGTTGGTAGAGATTTAGATTACAATCGTGCTGGTGAGAATATAGAATTACTTTGTGACTCTGCTGTATTACCTGGTTCATCATTTGCAACTCATGAACCAACTAATGACTATGCAGGTGTAACTGAAAGAATGGCATATCGTAGAATGTATGATGGAACTTTAGATTTAAGTTTTATGGTAGATCGTAATTATAATGTAATTGAAATGTTAGATGGTTGGTTGGATTTTATATCAGGTGTTGGCATAACTGGAAGTAGAGCATCTTACAAAAGTAGGCATGTTAATTATAGAATGACCTTTCCAGAGCAATATAGAACTGAATTATTCTTAACTAAATTTGAGAAGGATGTCTCATATCCTGATGATTTTGGAGATGTAATAGATGCTTTTCTTGATCCTCCAAAGCAATTGTTGTATACTTTTGTAGGTGCTTTTCCTACAAGTGTCACATCAACACCAGTATCATATGGTCCTAGTGATGTATTAAGAATTAATGTTTCATTTTCATACATGAGATATGTAAGGGAGAGAAAGAATGTTGCATTAAATCCCTATGCATCTATAAACAGTGGACTGTTTACTTCTCTAGCAGATTTTGTAGGGTTCTAAAAGTCACATATATATAATACTGATAATTTTGAGTTGAAATGCCATTACCTACCATAGCAACCCCAACATATGAGTTGGAGTTACCTTCATCAAAACAATTACTTAACTATAGACCTTTCCTTGTAAAAGAAGAGAAACTCTTAGTTCTTGCATTAGAGAGTGAAGATACAAAACAGATCACAACTGCTATCAAGACAGTTATTAAAAGTTGTATTCTTACAAAAGGAATCAAAGTAGAGGATCTACCTACATTTGATATTGAATATCTATTCCTAAACATCAGAGGTAAATCTGTTGGAGAGGATGTAGAGGTGAATCTTATTGCTCCTGATGATAATGTAACTTCAGTTCCTGTTACTATTGCTATTGATGAGATTAAAGTCACAGAGAATGAAGATCATACAAAGCAAATCAAAGTTGATGATGATTTGATGATGGAGATGAAGTATCCTTCTTTGGATCAGTTTATTAAGAGTAACTTTGATTTTAAGGAAGAGAATAATATGGAAAGATCTTTTGACCTTATAGCAAGTTGTATTGATAAGATCTATAATGAAGAGGAAGTTTGGTCTACTGCAGACTGTACAAAGAAAGAGGTAGTTAATTTCTTAGAACAGATGAACTCAGCACAGTTTAAAGAAATAGAATCCTTCTTTGAAACAATGCCTAAGTTATCTCATACTGTTGATCTTGTTAATCCTAAGACTAAAAAGAAGAGCACTGTCGTGTTGGAGGGTTTATCGTCTTTTTTCGCGTAGGCATGATCCATATGGATCTAGAGAATTATTATAAATTGAATTTTGCCTTGATGCAGTACCATAAATATTCATTAACTGAGATTGAAAACCTCATGCCTTGGGAAAGGGATGTATATGTTGCACTTCTCAAGCAACATTTAGAGGAAGAAGAACTCAAACGCAAACAAAATGCCTAAGACTGCTTCTAAAAAACCAATAAAAGCTGACAAGTTGTTAAACTTAGAGAAAAGAGGTCTAGCTGAGACCATGGTTGATGGTGCAAAGAAGAAAAGAAGAGGAAGACCAAAGAAGTTAAAAACACTTGAAGAAGTAAAGGCAGATATAGACAAAAGAAATCCAACTTATGTAAGTCCTATCACAGGAGGTCTTTTACCAGGCACAGGACCTAAAGAACCCAAAGATAAAAAAGATAAGGTGATGGATTTTCTTACTAATGTTCTTCAACCTAGTTTAACTAAGATAGAAGAGAACCTTAGTAAAATTCTTGGTAACTTTGATGAACAAATAGAAACAGAAAAAGAAAAACAAGATGATCTAAGAGTATCTGAAGATACAGCTAGTGATCAAGCAAGAGAGAAAAAGTTAGAGAAACCAAAAGGAAAAGGAATGCTAGGATCTAGCATTGATAAAGCAATCAAACCTGTAACAGGAATGATGGATATGATAATGAACTTCTTCAAGAATATTCTCTTGGGAAGTGCTGTTATGGGTTTATTGAAAATCCTTGAGAATCCTGAGATAATTATGAAACCTTTGAGGGATTTTGCTAATGGTATTATAGATTTTGCTAATGGTCTGACCTTATTTAAGAATAACAACAACCCCTCTGGACCACATGCTTCGTCACACCCTCTAACTATAATTCTCGCGTCTTTATAAGCGTCAGTGTCCACGTTCTCTATTCCCTTTCTCAAAGCTTCAGCCTTAGCGCTTTCAAGCCCCCCCACGACAACAAACTCTGCTTTTGAGAGTTTAGAACTAACAACCATCCAAGCCCAATCCGGTATGATAGCATCTGGATTAACTGTTAGCCCCACACCCTTACCGGCATAGTCATCTTCATTCAGTTCAGCCACTTTTGCACGAAACTCTTTTTCAATAACTACCATGCCCTCTTTGAGCATATTAGTAAAGTCAAGTTCAACACAATCAATCTTAATCAGCTCACTTAATTCGAGTTGAATTAAGCCGCTATCAACAACTCTATTTCTAATTGGTTCTTCCACTTCAGCTAAGTTAAGCTGAAGCGCTTGCACTTCCACTAGAAGTGTTAGATGATGCAATAAATTCGAGTGCAGCCTCCACGATAGCGGCTGCATCATACCCGCATTCTTCGTAAAGTTCTGCCTGAGTTCCGTGTTCAATCCACTTATCAGGCACGCCTAATCTCTTCACCCTAGCAACATATCCTTGGTCGCTCATCCACTCAACTACAGCCGATCCAAACCCGCCTTGAACACATCCGTCCTCTACGGTAACAACCATTTTGAATTTAGAAAACACCTCGTGAAGCATTACCTCGTCAAGTGGCTTTACAAATCTCATATCATAATGCCCAGCACTAACTCCCTTCTTCTCTAATTCCTCAACAGCCTTCAATGCTGCAGTTCCAATAGCACCAAT